CACCGCGATTGGGTCATTAAACCCAAATTCTGTAATACTATTAACTATCTGTTTTATCTGACTATCCGGATGTAGCTTGGCATTGAATTCATACGCCTTAACATCGGAAATTGAGCAATGAAAAACTTGACTTATTAACATAATGCGTGTTACTCAGTAACATGAGACTCTACTATAACGTATCCCTCTGATTCCAACCGCTTGTAAGCAGCATTTAGGTCGGTAATATATTGAAGACCCATAGTCTCCTCTATTGCGGTTACGCTGTCACGAAGTGCATCCATCCACTTAATAATATCAGGTGTATTTAAACTTTTAGCATACTGCACAAGTTCTGTATTGTTTTGGGAAACAATCATCTTGTTGTTAAGTTCTTTAGCGTGGATACTGACTATAGTCTTGGCAAAGTCACGTATAAGCACAAGACATTTTAAGTTTTCCTCTCTGGTGTCGAAGGACTTATCAATGTCATTGATAGGATTCGTATTTTTCTCTGGCGGTTGTAAGCTTAACTTCTGTTGTGCTTCTCTAAGTAATGGCCACTTACCCTGCCTACTCCAGTTGGTTAGCGTTTTAACCGAAACCCCAGAGACTTTTGATAAATCTTTGATGGTCAGGTCGTCTGTACGCATAAATGCTTCTCGGCACTTATCTAGACCCCATTTCTCCTGATTTTTTTCTGCTGTCATTTTTTAAATCCTATTTAATCTATGCGTTCCTGCATTACATAAAGTATATCATACTGCTTAGACGAGAGCTTTTGGTAAAATCCAGAATCTTACTCAAACTACTTGACACTCTAATAATAGACATATATGATGAGGACAGTTTAGGAATAAATTAGGGATAAGGAGCAGGAAAATGAAAGAACTATTAAAAGCATTGATCAGTGCTAAGAAGGCAATCAAACCCATCCTCAAAGAAGGGGAAAACCGTGGTAAGAAGTATTCCTATGTAACTTTACAGGATATCTTACAGGCGGTAGAGCCTGTATTGTTAGAGAACGATTTGGTAATTTCGTTTTCTTGTGTGCAAGGGTGCATGGAATGCACTTTATGGCATTCCTCTGGAGAATCTATCTCGAGTAAAATAGAGATAGATATTTTTGTGGACAATAATCCACAGAAAGAGATGGAAAAACCCCAACGCGTAGGAGCCGCTATAACCTACGCTAGAAAGTATCTTTTAATGGCTTTGCTTAATCTTAGTACGTCGGAACCGGATGCCGACAGCGACGAGTACGCAAGAAAGCGGCAGGTTCAGCAACCACCACAACAAGTTCAACAACAGGTTCAGCAGGAACCTGTGTTTCAGCGACTGACAAATGACCAGTTAAAAGAGCTGAAGAAGCTCATGGACTATAAAAAAATGTCCAAAGAGGACTTCATGCAACTGGCATACGAAGTCACGGGAAATCCCTATATAAAGTCGTCAACGGAATTGCCGTACGACTGTTATAAAGACCTGCTAAACGCCATTGAGGAAAGGTTTCCGTCCTCATCCAAGCTATATTATTAACCCCATAGAAAAATATTTTCCCAAAGGTATTGACAAGCTAAAAATGGGGTGATATAGTAAGAGTAGAAATAAAGTTTGGGAGAACTTATGAAACTTGCGTCTTTGTCCCGCTCAGCCATAAATGGAAGGAACCTACTCGAACTGATTTACCGAGAGGCATCGGAACTGATTACTAAAACTGGGGGTTATGAATCCCCTAAGTTTGCCCAATTATCCAAGTATCAAACCATAGCCTACGGGATAGGCTGGGCGGATGATACTGCCAGGACGGATGGGTTGTTGAGCTTGGCGTTAAGGAAAAAAGAGATCGTGCTAAAAGCCGTCAAGGCGATGCACAAGGACTTAAAGATAGATAGCTACTACGAAGTAGCTAATTGGTTAAATAAGAACCAACAATTCCTCTTGGACAACTAATTATCAACCCGTCAAGTGTTAGAAAATTCTTCCTCAAAACACTTGACAAAATAAAAATCAACTAGTATATTAAAAACATCAAAACAAATAAGCGAAAACCGAATGAAATACCAAGACCTATACAACCAAGGACGTTTAGCTTCAGGACAAGAAGCAATTGATTTTTACACCCAGTCCCTCGCTTTATACGATGGCTCAGACAACCTTGCCTGGTTATACCGGGCAATGGAACTGAATGGACTGGAGCGCTACCAGGAAGCGATTCAAGATGCCGAAGCCTACATAGACGTAAAGCCTAACCCATCTCGCTTTATGGGGTGGTTCCAAAAAGGCTTAGCTTTAGCAGGGCTGGAGCGCTACCAGGAAGCTCTAGAGGCTTTCAACAAAGCCATTGAGTTAAACCCTGGCTTCGCTGAATTCTACTTAGGTAGAATGGTTGCCAAAAATGGGCTGGGCTTGCCCTATGGCGAAGACGTTGAGTTAGCCAAATATCACTCATAACTCCCTGACCTAAGCATGTCAATAAACTGCTTAAACAGAATAAAGGAGCAGTAGAAACCAATGTTTTTCATAATCAGATGCCTCGAATTTAGGAAGGGAGAATCCTCTTCCTTCCATGGAAGCCTAATGTGGGCTTCTTCTAAACAAGAAGCCGAAAGGCTTAGGGAGGAATGGTATGCCTCCCAACCAGAGGAGGAGAAAGAGTACATAGTTAGGGAGGCAGAAATCCTCATGCCTCACCCCGAGAAGCCCGGGGAGATGGTAAATCATTTGTGGCGTCCTCCCTACAGGGAAGAGTGCTACTTTGAATAAACCTCTCTTGACCTAAGCATGTCAATAAACTGCTTAAACACAGTAACAGGAGAAAGACCATGACAAAAATAGAAATCATCCAAGCAGGAAAATTTTACGGAGCAAAGGGGTTTGATTTTGCCTCGCTAAAAGAGGCATTAACCCAAGCAGTCCAGGAGCAGGAAGCCTTCCTGTTTTTTGCAGACAAGGTGATGGGATTAATGGTGGCCCTGCCACATTCGCCCACTTCTATGTGGCAAAAAAGCAAATCCACCTTCAATAAACAAGGAGGTTGGTATGAAACCAACCTCATAGAATTTGGACAAGACTTTGGCTTCTAATCCCCTGACCTAAGCATGTCATTAAACTGCTTAAACAGAATAAACACAATTTGCAGTGGTGGCCTAGCCACACTGCTAATGAGTGGAAAAAAGTTTATTAATATTGACCCATTAATGTAATAATAGCACCATGATAACTCATGGTGTTTTTTATTGGAGGTAGAGGATGCTTAGTAGGGAGCAGATGGGACAGTTAAAGATTGTAGTGGAGGAGGTAGGCATAACCAAGGGAAGGGCAAGGGAGATAGCGGAAAGCATAATAGGTAGGAGCATAGTGGACGCCAGGGATATAGAACCACATGAATTCTATAAAGTATTAGAAGGTTTAAAGTATGCTAATAAACCCAATAATAGATGGAATGCTGCTTCATACGCGTTAGGCATGGAGGGGGAGAGACTATTCTATGAGGTTATTAGTGCTTATATAAGAGATTTCCCACCACCCAATGAGACGCTTTATGATGGACATGGGGATGGTGGTAGAGACTTTTGGTATAGGGAATTGACCATACAAGTCAAGACCAATTACAGGAAAGATAGGAATAGACTAGAGCATCTAAAACTTAGCGGGAAAGATATAGAACGCGCTAACCTATTTGTATTAATGTCCTTGTGTGTAGACGGGAATAGATTTGAAGGCTTTGTAGTTAAAGACAATATAAAAGATAAGCTACGTACAAGCGAGAAGTTCCATACGCCATACATACATAACAGAGATTTAAATAAGTCAGTTAAAGAGCTAGTAAAGTATTTATGCGCATAGAAAATGGGGAGGCTATAAACCTCCCCATAAATTTTGCAAATGTGTTATATTTGCAAAAACATCCTTAGGAGAATTATAGTATGGAATACGGAATTAAGCAACTGCTACCGACATTAAGAAGACTTTTGGGTAATGGGAAGACAAAACAGATTTATAAAAATGAGGAGTCTTGGATTAGGACGGTAAGGGATGCACGCCATATTATCGGGGAAGAGCAGTACAGAAAAGAGGTTCAAATCTGTTTAGATAAGCCAATTAGCCTAGAAAATTGGGAAAGGATAAGTTTACTAGGCAGGAAAGGGCAAAAAAAGAAGAACATGATAGATGCTGGGAAAGTTTTTAATGAGAAGAACTACCAGGAACATTGCTACTTTGACTATAGCTATCTTGAAGTCAATACTCCAGAAACCACATTGACAATTCCAAGTATTCCAAGTATTCCAGAAAATGCTTATACCACAGAATCCCCATTCGATTCTATTAGACGGCAAGACGAAAATGGGAATGAATATTGGACTGCACGAGAACTTAAACCACTCCTGGGATACACGGGGCGTTTCGATAAGTTTGAGTCTGTCATCCAGAAAGCTAGGGATGCAATAGTCTCTAGTGGAGAGCTGGAATCCAGTCATATCAGTCCTTTGGAATTGACCCGCCAGATACTCCAAGTGGAGTATCTGGCGGGTAGAACCCAGGGTGGAGGAAATGCACCGATAGATTATAAACTTTCCAGACACGCATGTTATCTAATTGCCATGAATGGCGACTCCAGTAAGCCAGAGATAGGATTGGCTCAAACTTACTTTAGCCGCAAAACAAGAGAGGCAGAACTACGGTCTCACCAACAACAGATAGAACCCAATAACCCGGTAATGTTTGTACAGCAAACTAACTATATTATAGAGCCAGTCTTAAAGACCATGTATACCTTGGTTGATACCATTACTAGTGAGTTAAGAGAATTAAAGCAAGAAGTTGTAGAGTTACGACGCAGTCACAATAACTCAGATAATTCTGGTTTTAGCACCAAAACCAAGGAATTAACATTACAAGATTGTTACGAAACCACTAAACGCCTAAATAGAATTAATCACCTTAAATATAAGATAGGACATTGTCCTATCAGTGGCAAAGAGATTATACGGATTAAGAATGGTAGGCTAGAAAAAATTAATGGTGAGGCAGAGTATGACCATTATGCAGATAATAGTAGTAGTGACAGAGACCATACTATAGAAAACTGCATACTAATCCATAAAACTATTAATATGCGTAAAAAGGGTGATTCTAAAACCCCACTTAACAAAGCAGAAAAATCAGACCTAAGCCTCTACAAAGCTGTCCTAGATAGCGTTAGAATTGAGCGAGAATCTAAACAACCTAGCCAACAATCCCTATTCTAATATCTACCCCAATCCTCTTAAACTCATGAAACTAAGAGGATTATTTATATCTTAGTAAACTTGACAAGATTAAACGCCCTAAAATGTCAACACATATAAGACTTTAACTTAAAAAAAGATAGTACGGTAGAAAGTGACCGGGGTAGTCAGGTACAAAGTGACCGGGGTACCCAGGTCGAAAGTGACCGGGGTATATTAAATATATAAACGTTAAATAGAAAAATCTTAAAGAGAAAAGAGAGAAGAGAAGAAAGAAGACAGCAACACTCTCAAGAAAACCGAATTGAGTTAAAGCGCAGCTAGAAAGACAAGAAAGAACTATTTCAATCTTGCCTTGGTGTATCTTAAACAGACTTACAAATTTATCAGACAATCCCATGCCTTGCCTAGAAGAGACTTTAATGGCGCTTAAACATTACAAGATTAAAAAGATAATAGTTAACAAGATTAGAGATTGGGGGATGGTTGGGAGTAGGTGCGTCATTTGTGGAGACGTTAGAGGGAGTTAGAGGGGTTTAGGGACGCGAGAGACCCTATGGATGAGGCAAAGTATAGGGGAGGGAGTTAGAGGGGGTTTAAAAGCCAAAATAAAGGGGTTTAGGATTGAGTTGACTTTAGGGAAGGATTGTGGCAAAGTAGGGGAGAAAGATTGAAAGAAAGGGAAAAACCATGATTACTGCTGAATTTGCAAGCTTTCTGTTGGACTTAATCCAAGAAGACGTACCTGTTAGAGCGGCTATCAGAATAGCCCAAGAGCGCTCTGCAACCGAGCTGGCTTGCAACTGGGATGATTTGTCTATTACTTGGTCTTTTACTGGTAAGAGAACCAGCTTACACGTCAATGCCCCCACTGGACACGTGGGGATTTTTAGGACTGTAGAGCCAATTATTGGGTTTAGTTTTTCCGGAAACCGGGAAACCGATGTAAGTCGTCTTAAACGACTTGTTGAAGCTGTGGAAAATTGGGAACACAGTGGGCGTCAAGAAATAAACATGCTAAACTAATATTGTACCGCAGTTCTGGCGGAATTACCTGGTGTCCAGGTACAAAGACT